AAATGATGATAGTAGTTTATTATTGTGCTTATTATTGTGTTGGTCTGGTGTAAATAAGTGCTTGATTCTATTGCTATTTAATACTAGTCGTGTTATAATAATGATGGGCGAAGCCCTTTTTAAAATTTGTGAGCGGTGAGAAAATAGTTACAATTGTAACATTGTTACAGTTGTAACTTTATTACACTTGTAACATTTGGAGGATTTTATAATGAGTGGAGTAGGCACGACAGTTAATGGTGTTCCGCAATGGTATGAAAGATGTGGCTGTGGAGAGTACGAGGAAATTGGTGGCTTTACAACATTTGGTGAGAGATGCAGAGAATGTTTTATTGCTAACAAAAATCCTTGGAACGAAGATGATTGCGAAGAAAAGGAGGTGAGATAATATGTTAGCTGATAATCCAGTAAAAGTTACTGTGCATGATTTAGTAAAGCATACAGTAACGATACATTATGTTAAGGACTACAAGTACATACCTGTACTGCGTAACCCTGACAATAATTAATTACACTTGTAACTATTTGGGAGAATCAAATGTCAAAGAATAGAAAGCGTAGCACGACTAGGTCATTGCAGTCCTATTCTAATGAGGCAACACCTAGAAGATATGTACGGAATAAAGGACAACTATCATCATTATTTCCGACAATCACTAAAAAACCTAGCGATTCCTTTGGCTTACCGAGAGAATTAAGCCGTAGCCCTGTACACGGATTTTATAGCAATTATAACCCACAACTACATAAGGAGTAATCTTATGTCATTATTTCCAATATTTGGTAGTAAGCAAAAAAAGTTTGTAGAGGTAGTCAAAGAAACATCTGAGGATTTCACTCCTGACTGTCCTGCAATTATTGAACTACAACAGGATAAGGAATTAAGCAAGGAATTAAATATTCAAGTTGATTCTGATGTTTATACCTTAGATGATATGTTGTTAGCACTTGGATTATCAAAAAATAAAAATAACAAGTGTAATATTAATCTTATAAAAGTTAATGATTCCCTTATTAAAATACATTTTAGTAACGGAAAAATTCTTTTAAAACGTGATGGTCAAAACTTTACATTCGATTGGGAGATATAATTATGCCGAAACAAATAGTAACTGTTGGTCATGATGCTGAATTATTCTTATATGATGAGAATAATAACGCATATCCGAGTGTTGGCTTAGTAGGTGGTAGCAAGCAATGTCCTAGAGAAGTCAAAGGTGGTGCGGTGCAAGAAGATAATGTCATGGCTGAACTTAATATTGAGCCATGCACTACTGGTACTCAATTTGTAAATAGGACTAATGATGTAATGGAATCATTAAGAACTATCATAAAATCGCATAACCTACATTATAAAGTAATGGACTTCCAAAAGTTTGAGCCTGAGTTTTTAAAGTCTGAACAAGCTAAACAGTTTGGTTGCGATCCTGACTATAATATATATTCTTTACAACAAAATGTTGTGAACACTAAATTATTACACAAAGATAATATACGAACTGCGGGCGGTCATATACACGTTGGATTAACTGAGCCTAATTTTCATCCAATGGCTAGAAGTAGTCTAGTTAAAGGATGCGATTATTATATTGGATTACCACTAACAGTATTAGAGGGAACATCACAGAGAAAATCATTTTATGGTCAGGCAGGTTCATTTAGACAAAAAGAATATGGAATTGAATATAGAACTCCTAGTAATATATGGTTGAGTAACGATAGAATAAAAGTGTGGGTATTTGACCAGATAAAAGCAATGACTTCTGACTTATTACATTGCTTACCAAATAATGACCAACCTACGTATGAGCGAAGAATAGCAGATGTTGGAGAAGATACTTTTCAAGAGATTATTAATCGTGGTCTTGTTGATGATGCTTGGGATTTATGTGAAAATTATGGTATACGTGTGCCAACTTTGGAGACTTCATAATGATTATTACAGAAGATAGGAGAGATTTTAGACAGAGATATAGAACCTGTACTGTATTACTCTATATAAATGACAAAAAGCCTAACTTATTTTATGTTGACGATATTGATGAAGATAGAAACAATATTTCAGGTTCAATTATTGGAGATGATGATGAGTGGTTGCCAACTAGGCACAGAGTAGAATATATTGAAATTGATTTTAAGTTTCCTAGCTTGGGATTATTAAATGCTAAGAAAGGTGTTGTTAGACTATCTAGATTTGCTACACAACAATACAGACAATCTTTTAATGAGAGGGTTGTAAACATAACTCAATTGAATCATGACATAAAAGAAATATTTAAACTGCCCCTATTTAATTATGAAGATTTAAGAAAACCAAAGTTTATACGGGAAGTGTTTTTTCCAACTTATTTCACAGCTAGTGGTGCTATAAGTAGGATTACATCTGGAGACAGATACTCAGGTGCTATATCAAAAGATTTATATATCAGTTCCACGTGGAACGGCGAGGGCATTTATCTTGGATATAAAGATATATTAGTGGGTAAGATGAGAGATAACTCAATGTACCCAACAGTAGATTTATTCAATGGAAACAATGACTTAATAGATTTAATACAATTAGAAAATATTCAGATTGGAGGAATGTTAAATGCCCAGAGATAACATAGGTTCAATATTCGAAAAAAATAGAAACGTATTTTCATATGAGCAGTCTAGTGATTTTGTATTGCCAAGATGTATTATTGGTGTAGAAGTTGAGTTAGAAAATATGAAAGAGGCTAGTCATTTTGTACATAATGGAGTACGTAGAAACTCTGATAATCCATATTTTAGTTTTGACGGGGAGACCAGAGGAACATTATTTGGTACTGGGTATTGGAATGTAAAGAGTGATGGCAGTTTACGTAATGATGGAGTTGAATTTGTTACTAAGAAAATATTTGGTAAAGATTTAGCTGTAGCTCTGAACGAATTAAATTTATATCTTGTAGCTAATACTATACCTAATAGTATTGCATCAGACAGATGTAGCGTACATATACATTTAGATGTTACTGACTTAAATAAAACCGAGTACGCTAGATTGCTCATTGACTACGCTATATTTGAAAATGTATTATTTAATTATTGCGGTATACATAGAAAAGAAAATTTATATTGTTTGCCCTTCGCTAAGTCTGATGATTTTAAACGTACACTATCTAATATATTAACATCAGTAGAAAAGGACTTGGACTTTAAGAAGTACGTAAATGGTTTTCCTAAGTATAGTGCATTAAATTTAAAAGCTACTTCCATTTATGGCAGTCTAGAATTTAGATTACATGGTGGCACATATGATATGATGCGTGTCAAAGAGTGGATTAATATAATTATGTGTTTGAAGAAAAATTGTATTGGTAACTCTGCCAATAATTTACACAGAGAAATATCTAGATTTGGTATCTCAAATTACCTAGAGAAAGTATTTAAGAACTATCATCGAATACTAGACTACAATGAATGTGAGTCAGATATAGTTGAGGGTATAAGATTAGCACAGGATATTTTACTTTATAACAACATGAAAGAAAGTAGCATAGATTATTTTAGGAGTAATAATATACTACTACCCAGAGAAACAGACGTTGCCGAACAGGTAGATGAGTACGTAATTCCTTATCCACTAAATAAATATATGCAAAGAATAGACAGAGATATTAATAAGCAGTCGTTTAGATATGCTATGGGAAATTTCTTTAATGATAAGACTGGAGATATACAAGAACATTATGATGATGAAGAAGATTATGATGAGCAGGAGAGATACGAGGAGGATCGTGATTATGATGAAGAAGAATATTATGATGAGGAGTAATGTATGTGTGGCATAACAGGCGTAATTAATTTATCACAACTGCAACTTGGGTTGACAGAGAAAAAGTTATTCAGAGACTTATTAGTAGCTACATCTTTGCGTGGCAAGCACTCGACAGGTATGTTTACTGTGCCATTAGATAACAGCAAACCTATTAAAATATTTAAACGTGCTATGTGTGCAGGAGAATATATAGAAACTAATGAATTCGGATTAATGATGAAAGATTTTAATGATTATAAATATGTTATTGGGCATACTAGGTACGCTACTACTGGACAGGTTAATGATGAGAACGCACATCCGTTTACTTGTGAACATATAACATTGGTTCATAATGGAAGTGTGGGTAATAAGCATGAGATATGTGTGCTTGGTGATAAGAAAGGTACAGACTGCGAGGTGGATTCCGAATCATTAGCTATAGCTTTGAGTAAAAATTCTATAGAAGATTTTGTAACTAAAATACAGGGTGCTTTTGCTATCGTATGGTATGATGTAGAAAAAAGGAAGCTACATTTTATACGCAATACTGAGCGTCCTTTACATTTTGGTATTGTAAAAGATGAGGATGTAATATTATTTGCATCCGAGGCTGAGGCACTATACTTTGTGGCTAAAAGAAATGAGGTAGAATTATCTAAGATATTCTCATTAAATGTTGGTACATTATTAACATTTGATAAAGACAGAAATTTTGAGACTAAGAAAATATATGATGGACAGCCAGTTAGACCTACTTATCAGGCTTACAGAGGAAGATACCCACATTATTACAATAATTATTGGGACGATGATTATGGAAGTTGTTCTCCTTACGTTAGTAAGGGGGTAAATGATTTATTTCCTGAGAATAAAGATGACAATCCGTTTAGTGCTGTTAGTATGCAAAAACATGATGAAGTTGAATTTAATTATGAATCCTTTGAGCCATACGGCAATAGCCCTGAGCGTGGGTGTATGCTCGGCAAGCAATGCGACTGGCCTCACCGTAAAATTAAGGTTCATAACTATTGTAAATCTCATCTGCCTACAAGGAAAGGAGCAATAATGTCTAGTGGGCTAATAGGATTATCAGAAGATAAAAAAATAAATGATTGGACTTTGAAGTACACGCTAATGCTTAGTCCTACTAACATAATAGAACTTGAAGAATATGATGATTATATCTTTGACGACGATGATGATGCTTATTTTAATGGTGACGTGGGGCAAAAGTATTTAGTTAATGGTCACTATGTTGACTACGAGGTATTTAGAAAAGCAACCGAAGATGGTTGCGAGGCTTGTTCTTGTCCAATTAATTCTATAGATGATTCCAGAATTAAGTGGACTGATACTAATCGTCCAATTTGTTACGACTGCTCCAAGTCGGGCGAGTTTGATTCACATATAGCAGTTAACCCAAGTTAATATTACAGGAGAAATATCATGCACGACAAAGTAAAATTTACTTTCGCAGATGAAAATGGCATTATTAAAAAATACTATGTTGGCTACGACTATAGCAAGGTTGGTAGTTGTTGTGGTGGACAGGTATTAGCTGATATACATATTGCTAGTTGGAGAGAGACTGGCGATGAAGGATACTACTCATCCATGTCTTACAGAAATATTAGTAAAGAGCTCAAATTAGAGGCGTTTACTAGACTCAGAGATTACATCAACGAGGGCGGACATAAGCGTTCTTGGAGTGCGGGCATTGTTATATTAATGGATTATGTTAAGATGCGTGGCAATAATCGGGCAGTATTTCTCACGCGAGAATTTGCTGAGTGGGATGAGTGGAGTACTGATGGATTAGCTGTCAAGAATCCTAATTCTCAATTTCACGTACAGCTGTGGACTAAGTATCTTACCAAAGTTAAAGTTAATCCACATTATCAAGTATGTGAAGTATTAGATGTTACTAATGAGTCACTAGCCAATGCTTAGACCTATAATATATCCATACAATTTATATTCTGAATCAGCACGAGAACTATCATTTTCGCTGTCTGACTTAAAATGTAAACGTGTACGTGAGAAGGGTAACTACTCGTACTACGATAATCATCTGATTATAAATTGGGGTAATCCAAGATTACCTAGTTGGTGGAAAGATAATATTACACTTGTAAATAATCCTAAATCTGTAGCTAAGGCACAAAATAAATTGGTTGCTTTTGAGTTAATGCATGGCAAGGTTCGTATTCCTACATTTACTACCTTAAAATCATGTGCTAAGGTATGGATTGAGGGCGAGAGGGTTGCTGTAGCCAGAACATTATTGCGTGGTTGTGGTGGACGAGGTATTCAATTAGTTAATAACGTAGATGATTTACCAGATTGTGCGTTGTACACACGGTATGTAAAGAAATCTGCTGAATACAGAATACATATTTTTATGGGTACTGTTCTACATATGCAGAAAAAAATGTTACGAAATGGTAGTGAGGGCAACAATTTTCAAATAAGAAATTATAATAATGGGTGGATATTTGGTAGTAAGAACATAGCTGTACCACAAGATGTTGTGGAACAGGCGTTATTAGCAGTTGAAACATTGAATTTAGATTTTGGAGCTGTAGATGTTGGTTGGCAGGAATCTTCTCAAAAAGCATTTGTTTATGAAGTTAATACTGCCCCAGCATTAGAGGGAACTACTTTAGATTTATATTGTCAACAGGTACGGAGGTTATTATGAATAAAATATTTGTATATGGTACGTTAAAGCAACATCAACCAAACTTTGCCCTTATTAAAAATGGTATATTTTGTGGTGTAGGCAGATTACCTAAGTCTAATAATTTCAGAATGGTTAGTATGGGTTCATTTCCTGCATTAATAGAAGTAGGTAACAATACACCACAAGAAATTAATGGTGAGATATGGGACGTAGATGATGAGTCTTTCAAAAATGTGGATTATTTAGAAGGATATCCAACTTTTTATGCAAGAGAACAATTTACGATATTAGATTCAGCAGGTAGAGAACACACTTGTTGGACTTACTTTATCCCTGATGAACTTGCTACGAGAGAATTAAAAAGTGTAGATAATGGTACTTGGTATGGTTACAACGACCCTGCATATGGTATAGCTGGCACAGATTATCGTGCCTAATTATAGAACACAACTTTCACACCTTAATTCTGAGTTAGAGATTGGGGAGACTACTAGGTCTGCTCAATGTCCTTTCTGTTTAAAACAGAATGGAGACTTTGCTGTAACCAAAATTGAAGATGGGTTATTATACAAATGTTTTAGGGTCGCGTGCGACTCTAAGGGATTTATTCCCAGTAATTTAGGAGAATGGAGCAATCGTAGATTTACTCCTGTTAACTCGATTGTTCGTAAATCTGAGGAATACCCTTTTGAGTCGCACATTATTAATTTAGGTGAAAAACAAATTTTATATTTGCAGAATAAATTTAACTTAACTAATGAGGAGATTATATTAAATAAAATAAAATGGTGTAATAAAACCGAAAGAATAATATATCCTATATTATCACAAAGTGGTGATACTAAAGGATATGTATCTCGTTTCTACAAAGAATTGTCTAATAAACAGTATGACGGAGTTAAGTCTAGAACTTATTGGATTAATAGAAGTAATAATTACTATAATGTAAGTTTTCCTTATTGTAATAATTACAATGTAGACGGTATATTTGTACTAGTAGAAGATATAATAAGTTCAATACGAGTAGCTAGGCACGTACAATGCGTAGCATTATTATCTAATTCTATACCTACAAATGCTATGAGATTTTTCTCAGGAAAAAATATAGTTATTGTATTAGATAATGACGCAACAGCACACGCCTTAAAAATTAAGCAGAGATATTCTTTGTTTTTTAATTCTTGTCAAGTAATATCTATTGACAAAGACCCAAAAGATATGGGTAATGATGAATTAATAAACAAAATTATCAATCTTATAAAAATAAATTGAACTTATTCCCTTCTAGTTAGTCCAACTATTGTAATCATCATAACATACTGATTATTAATATAATATTACAATTGTAATATATATTATATATAATCATTATATAATATAATATAATAATATAATAATATAATTATGGAATCTAAAATATTATCTTCAATTATTAAAGACAGAGAATCTTTTAACAAGTTATCGAAACTAAATGTTAAGGACTCTTTCTCTGACCCAGCTAAGTTTATATACGATATTGTGTGTGACTTTTATGACAACGATACAAGTGTATCATTTGTAGACTTGGAGTTAGTTGAGAAACGTATTGAGCGAGAACTTCCCAAACAAATAGATTTGTATAGAAATATTCTAAAGACTCTGAACGAAACCACCTCGTCAGCAAATTTATTGAATGAAGTTATTGCCGTTAAAAAAGATTCTATAGCTCGAGAACTATCATCATTATTGCTAACTCACCAAAGAGCTGGCGTCCTCGAACTAATGGACGAATATAAAAACGTAGAATCTTCCTTTGACGAAGATCATGAAGATGAAAGTCTATTGGAGGGAGCTAAGATATGTGACATTGTAGAATCATTAAAAAATCAGAACAGAATAAAATTATGGCCCAAAGCTTTACATCAAGCTACGGGTGGAGCAATGCGAGGGAATAACGTGCTTGTCTTTGGTAGACCAGAGGTGGGCAAGTCATTATTTATTATAAACATGGTCGGTGGTCTGTTACATGATGGCTACAAAGTATTATTTATAGAGAATGAAGACCCAGCGAAATCAACGATGTCTAGGTTAATTTGCAGGTTAGCAGATAAACCTTTAATAGATGTTATTGAGAATCCTGATGAGGTCGAGAACGTAGTAAGACAACGAGGCTACAATAATTTAATACTTAAATCATTATCCCCAGGAACTTTTAGGGATATACAGAGTCTAATCGATCATCACGGGGTTGATGTTGTTGTAATCAACCAACTCCGTAACATTTGGGTAGGTAAAGAAAGTAGGGTAGAACAGATGGAGATAGCCGCCACATCTGCAAGAAATCTAGCTAAGAAGAACGATATCTTAGTTATTGGAGTTACCCAAGCGGGAGATTCGGGAACGAATAAACTGCGATTAGAGATGGGTGATATAGATTTCTCAAATACTGGAATGCCTGCCCAGATGGACTTAATTATTGGCATTGGTTCTAATGAAGAATACGATGGTAAATCTTGGAGAATGATATCTCTACCTAAGAATAAGCTTAGTGGTGAGCACTTATATTTTCCAGTAACTGTAGATACTAAAATTAATAAGGTAACTTCGATATAATGCTAGACTCTCTTTGTATAATATTCATGACTGGGTATTTTAAATATGCTGATGGGACTTATAACCCAGTACCTGAAGAAACTCAAATTATTGAGATACGAACTGAGCACGTAAATGCTTATATGAAAAAAGTAAATAACAAATTATGGATAGCATCAGTAAATGGAAGATTTTTTTATTCCACTATGGAAAAGTTTACAAATTCTTTATGCAAAATAGCAGATAATAAAAAGTTACCCAGTGTTGCATACGAAAAGAGATCAATTTTAAGTGACAATTAATATACCAAAATTTGTAACAGATCCTGACCCTGAATTATTTAATTCGGAGAATTATTTGGTATTCGATTTTGAAACTACTAACTTAGATAAAGGAGATCCATTAAATGAAAATAACAGTATCTTACTCATTGCATGGCGAAGGAATGGTGACGAACGAGGAATTTTCGTTCAATATCCCGAGCCAATACATATCGAAGACTTTCTTAACGAAGTGGAAAGAGCTGATTTCATTGTTGCGCACAACGCAAAATTCGAACTTGGATGGCTTAAGCGCCTCGGAGTCAGACTTGAGCAGACACTTCCCTTTTGTACACAATTGGCAGAATATGTACTCCGTTCCAACAGACGAGGTAGACTCTCCCTTGAGGAATGTCTTAGACGAAGAAGACTCGGAGGAAAAGAGTCAATAATTAGTGCCATGATGAGCTCTGGAATATGCCCTTCGGAAATGCCCGAAAATTGGCTAAAAAAGTACGCTAAAATCGACGTAGAGCAAACGCACAAATTATTTGAACACCAGCGTAGAGAATTATTTAAAAACGGCTTAGAACGTGTTTTTTATACTAAGTGTTTACAGATACCTTGTATTGCAGATATAGAATTTAATGGTATGTGTTTAGATACGTCTAAAGTTAAGGAGGTGTACAAACAGTGTCTCTCCGAATTACGACACGTTGAACGTGAATTAGATGAATTTACTGGAGGACTTAATCCAAGAAGTAACAAGCAAATGGCTGAGTTTATTTATGGTGAGCTTGCTTTTGCTGTACCAAAAGACCATAATGGTAATGCTATAGCAACGCCGAAAGGAGAAAGAAGTGCTTCGTCGGTAGTAGTATCTCTACTGAAGCCTAAAACTAGTAAACAAAAGAAATTTATACAACTAAAACAAAGGCAGGTGAAACTAAATGCACAAGTTACGAAATCTTTGGAGAAGTTTAATGCGTGCTGTGAGGAAGGAGGAGGAATCCTACACGCCTCTATCAACCAAGCAGTTACTACTACTGGCAGGTACAGCAGTACTGGAAAAACATACAAATGCCAATTCCAGAATGTGGATCGAGGATTTAAGCGACTATTTAGAGCACGACAACCAAGCTGGCTGGTGGGTGAAGCTGATGAAGCACAACTGGAGTTCAGAGTCGCTGTCTGGTATGGACAAGATGATCAGGGACTTCGAGACATACAGGGAAATTTTGATGTTCACGAATTCACAGCTGGTATTATATACCCAAAAGAGAGGGACAGGCAACTTGCTAGACAGAATGCTAAAGCACATACGTTTAAGCCACTCTATGGTGGAACAAGCGGAACTCCATCTGAGAGACGTTATTATAGAGCGTTTACTGAAAAATACAGGGGAGTCACTAGAGAGCAAGATAAATGGGTAGATCACGCTGTAATAAACAAAGAATTAACACTTCCTACGGGGATGAAGTTTTACTTCCCCTCGTTGAAGGTTACACATACTGGGTACGTTGAGGGTAATACCTCTGTTAGGAATTATCCTGTGCAGTATTTAGCTACTGCTGAGATTGTTCCAACTGCTTTAGTATATGCTTGGCATTGTTTTAAGAGTGTAAATGCTGAGTCTTTTATCACAAATACTATACATGACTCTATTATTTGTGAAGTACATCCAAATGAACGGAACTTTTTCATGAATGTGATGTCTGAGTCTTTACAGGACTTTCCTGTAAAATATATGAAGAAATTATACGGAATTGATTTCAACATACCATTAAAAGCTGAAATTAAAACTGGAACTCATTGGGGGTCTTAACATGAATACAGCAGAAGGAGTCGTAGAGACTATAAGAACTGGCAGAGGCGTATCAGTATCAATAAGTGGTGCTTGGTACGGAGCTGGTTTTGACGTAAATAAACTACCTTTTAAAGAAGGTAATTCCATTAAATTTGTATATACTGAAAAAGGAATCTATAAGAATATAGATTTGAAATCAGTAGAAGTAGTGGATGCATCAGAGACAAGTAACTTACAACCAGCAGCTGCGCCTAAAGCGAAAGTTACAGCTGGGGCAACTGTTACCAGAGACTCATACTGGTCTAACAAAGAAGAAGAGGACAAGTTTCGTTCTAAAGAAATTAGATACGAAGCATGTCTACAAAGAGCAATTGCTATGGTTGATTTATTAATTACTTCTGGAGCATTGACCTTAGGTGCTAATGCTAAAAAGAAGGTAGAGATTATAGATAATGCGGTTGATTCGTACACTAAAATCTTTTACACCCAAGCAACTGAGGCTAGAGATGGAGCATACGATGCTCCTTCTCAAGATGATTTAAATAATAATTTAGGAGAGGACACGAGCTATGAATAGTAGATACTTGGACGAAACCCTCGATTACAAACTTGTAGTACAGGGATCTGTCGCATCTAGCGCAAATGGTCATGCTGTTTACGCAATAGTTAATAAAGAAACTGACGTAGTAGAGGCTGAAGTACCTTTTTTAGTACAGGGGTATGAAGGTTTACACGAGATGCAAGCTACCTTGGATGATTGGAGAGATAAGTTTGCTGAGAAAGCTAGAAAGAAAGAAGAAGAAGCTAAGATTTTAATTAACTAAGATGAAACTAAGAGAAGCCATCAATAGTATGTGTCGTTATTGCATCTATGACCCATACTCAAAAGGAACATGGCGCAAACAGGTAGAAGAATGCACGGGTTATGAATGTCCTCTGCATAAGGCACGACCAATGCGTATAAATCAAAATTCAGACAAGAATTTGACTAATATGGCTAAAAAAGAAACAAATATTGGTGGACTACTATGAAAGCACTAATAGACGGAGACATTATACTTTATAGGTGTGGCTTTGCTGCACAAAGTAAAGTATATAACCTATCTTTACCATCTTACTTAGGAGAGATTCCTAAGTTTAAGTATAAGAAAGATATGCTTGCTTGGCGTGAAGAATATGCCAAGGGAGAATCTGAGTATACTGTTACTGTAGATACAGTCATAGAACCTGTTGAGAACGCATTAAATAATGTTAAGACTGTCTTAACTGAGGTTAAGAAGTTTTTATCCAACAGGTTTGGTGATGTTGAGCTAGAGGTATTCCTCAGCCCAAAGACAACCTTTAGGCATGATCTTGCTACTATAAAAATGTACAAAGGTAATAGAGATCCTTTGCATAAACCTCATTGGTATGGAGAGATTAAAGAGTATCTAAAGAATGTGTGGAATGCTGAAGAGCGAGAAGGTCTTGAGGCTGATGATGTTCTGGCTGACCTACAAGATAAAAATACTTGTATTGTTACTACCGACAAAGATTTAGATCAAGTTGCTGGATGGCATTACAATTGGGTTAAAGACCAACTATATGAAGTATCTGTAGAACAGGGCATTCATAGTAAGTATGTGCAAATACTTACGGGAGATTCCACTGATAACATTGAGGGTATCCCAGGTGTTGGGCCAGTTAGCGCAGAGAAATGTCTCGAATGGTGTGAATCAATTGATGATTACGAGCAAGCAATATCCCAAGAGTATGAACATTTTTTTACTCAGACTAAGAAAGGAATAGAAAAATCTAATGAGTATTGTATGACTTGGGAAGAAATTTTAGAAGAGACTAGACGATTAATAATCTTAGGAGAAGCGAACGATGAACGACAAACTTGAAGAAATTTTAGCATCTATTGCTTGTTATGCAACTATTGCTATAATAATATCATCTTTTTCTTACGTAATATATTTGTATTTAAAGATATGAAAAAGAAATACGATGCACAAGATACCTTAGACAGAGCTGGTATAGAGAGACTTTGGAAGGGAGTTAGTAAAACTAATATAAAGGACATAGAAGAGTTGAGGCACGCAAGTCAACTAAGAAAAGTTCTTAGACAGAAGGGCGTAAAAAAATGGCTATCAGATACAGGTCAAAATTTGAAGAAGAAATTGCTGAAAAGTTAAAAGGAACAAGAGCTAGGTACGAAAAACTTATAATTCCTTTTTATAAAGTTCATACATATAAACCTGATTGGGTTTTACCTAATGGAATTATAATTGAAGGCAAGGGAAGATTTACTTCCTACGACAGAGCAAAACATTTATTAATAAAGGAGCAGCAGCCTAGTTTAGATATTAGGTTTGTGTTTAAATATGATAACAAGTTGCACAAAACATCTAAGACTAGGTACTCAGAGTGGTGTAAACGACATGACTTCAAGTACAGTTTTACAGAAGTGCCTAAAGAATGGATAAGGGAGAAGAAGAAATCTATTACTGTTTCAGATGTGGAAGTAGGTCTGAAAAAGGATTAGATAATGAAATGGCGGAATGCCATGAATGCGGAGAACATTCAGTTGTCTCTGTGCTCATGGCGTACGACATATTAAACAGTCTCTACCTACGTGGGGAACTTAATTTAAACTATGAGGAAAATGAATATGAGGAAATATGCTACGACCCTGGTGATTCCTGATTCTCACGATGGTCCTGAATATAATAAGGACAGATTTGAAGCTCTTGGAAACTTCATTGTCGAAAATAGACCTGACAATATAGTTCAAATAGGAGACTTTCTGAATCTGGATTCTATAAACTTCTTTGACAATGCTAAGCCCTTAATAAAAGAAGGGAAGAGATTAAAAGATGATATAGATTCAGGAATAGAAGCTTATGAAAAGATAATGAAACCTATACGTGGCTTGTGGAAAAAACAAGCACGGTGGAAAACTAAAAAGTATAACCCAAATAGATATTGGATGCTTGGAAACCATGAACTACGTACTTGGAGATATACCTTAGATAAACCTGAACTAAGTGGGTTTCTCCCCGAGACAGATTTTGTTGGGGCGGGAAAAGATAAGTGGGACATAATAGAATATAGACAATATGTGTACATTGATGGCACAGCATTTACCCACGCACCAATGAATAGAAGAGTTAATCAACCCATAAGCGGTGAGTACGTTACTAAGAGAGCTACGGAGACGCATAATACTTCAGTAGTATTTGGACACACACATAGATTTGGTGTGCATACTATGAAGAGAACGTCTGATGATGTTACAATATCTCCTCTCATACAATCTTGTAACGTTGGTTGGTATGCAGACTATCTACCTGAATATATGGAGGGCAACGAGAGTACATGTGATTGGTGGTCAGGGTTAGTTATGCTAACTCATACTGGTCAGGGAACTATTGATATAACACAACACTCTATAGATAGAGTAAAAGAGGAGTATTTATAATGAGTAATGTTGATTATACATTTTTGCCTAGAAGAAGAGCACAGGTATTTGTAGAATTAAACAATAAGGAGGATGTACTTGCTGCTGCTGAGTGGCTGGAAGCTAATGTACCTGAGAAAGAAAGAGATGAAGAATTTACAAAATATTTAATAGAGGAATTAAAAAAACATGAACCTACCGACTGAATACCAACAGTTTATACACTTGAGTAGATACGCAAGGCATCTTCCTGATAAACAACGCAGGGAGACTTGGGAAGAAACTGTAGATAGGTATATATCTTTTTTTACTGAGAGATTTGATAACGAATTTGATTTATCTGAAGTAAAGAAATCTATACTAAATTTAGAAGTCATGCCATCTATGAGGTGTTTAATGACTGCTGGTAAAGCTTTGGATAGAGATAATGTAGCTGGATTTAATTGTAGCTATCTACCTATAGATAATCCACGATCATTTGATGAAATAATGTATATCTTAATGTGTGGTACTGGAGTAGGGTTTAGTGTAGAAAGACAATTTATAAACCAACTACCGCAAGTATCTGAAGAGGTGCATAATACTAATACTGTAATACACGTAACTGACTCAAAATTGGGGTGGTCTAGCGCTTACAGAGAGCTTATATCCCTGCTTTATTCTGGCAGGATACCCTCGTGGGACGTTTCAAAAGTTCGTCCTGCTGGAGCGAGATTAAAGACATTTGGTGGGCGTTCCTCAGGGCCAGCTCCATTGGAAGATTTATTTAAGTTTACTGTGGATACTTTTATTAATGCTAAGGGCAGGAAACTTACAAGCATAGAGTGCCATGATATATGTTGTAAAGTGGGTGATATAGTCGTAGTTGGGGGAGTAAGGAGATCAGCGCTGATATCTTTATCTAATCTCAGTGATGACAGAATGAGAATAGCTAAGTCTGGCAATTGGTGGGAATTGAACGGACAAAGGGCGTTAGCTAACAATTCTGCCTGTTACACTGAGACCCCCGATATGGCTCAATTTATGTCTGAATGGCAAGCATTATATCTTAGCCACTCAGGAGAACGTGGTATCTTCAACAGAACAGCAGCTAGGAAGTTCTCTCCTGAACGTAGGGATACTGATTGGGAGTTTGGTACTAACCCATGCTCTGAGATTGTATTAAGACCTAATCAATTTTGTAATTTATCTGAGGTAATAGTAAGACCTAAAGATACATTAAAAGATCTCAAGAGAAAGGTAGAGATTGCTACTATCATAGGCACAATGCAGGCTACCCTAACTGACTTCAGATATTTAAGATCTTCTTGGAAAAAGAATACTGATGAAGAGGCATTACTCGGAGTATCATTGACGGGCATAATGGACCATCAAACTCTCAGTACTTGCAGAGACATAACTAAAAAATGGCTACGGGAGATGAAAGATGTGGCAATCAACACTAATGAAACTTGGGCGGGTAAGCTCGGTATTAACCCAAGTACTGCAATTACTTGTGTTAAGCCTAGTGGTACTGTTAGTCAGCTTACCAATACTGCTAGTGGTATACACCCTCGTCACAATCAATACTATATACGAACAGTGCGTCAAGATAATAAAGACCCTCTGACTTCCTTTATGAAGGAATGTGGATTTCCTTGGGAACCCGCATTTGGTAAAGAAGATTCAACAACTATATTTTCTTTTGGATGTAAGAGTCCTAAGGGGGCTATTACTAGAAACCAGAAAACAGCTATAGAGCAGTTGCAACATTGGCTTGTGTACCAAGAGAATTGGTGTGAGCATAAACCATCTATTACTGCTTATGTCAGAGAGCATGAGTGGATGAAAGTTGGAGCTTGGGTATATGAGCATTTCGATGCTATAAGTGGCATATCTTTTCTACCTTACGATGGTGGAACCTATAAACAAGCACCATACACTGACTGCACCAAAGAAGAATACGAGGAAGCGTTAAGGGTTACTCCCAGTGCGGATTGGTCATTCTTAGTTGAAGAAGAGGACAACACAAGTAGTTCCCAACAACTAGCCTGCACAGGAAGCTCGTGCGAGATATAGATGAGAAGTTTTATTGAAAGTTTAATTGATGTTGGTTCTGGTTTTTTCTTAGCAGTTGTTGTCCAATTATATATCTTCCCTATATTTGGATTTCACCCAACAATCTTTGACAGTATGGGGATTGCATTAATAATGACTTGTGTTTCTATTACCAGGTCTTGGTTGTGGAGATTACTTTTTAAAAAATATGAGGGAGTAAGATATGAATCCAGATAACATAAAAGATCCAAAGCACTACGCTATGTGGAAAATAGAACCTGTACAATTTATGATGGAAAATGAGATACCTTACGTAGAAGGTAACGTAATAAAATACATAATGAGATGGAGATATAAGGGTGGGTTAGAAGATTTACATAAAGCTCAGGAGTACTTAAATATATTAATTAAGAATGAGTTGGAGAACAGTAGTGACCAGTTATGTAATTAAAATCAAGGGTAAATGGGAAAAATTTTATGAAATAATTGGAACTATTACTACAGTAATTGGAGTATTCTTGATATCGGAAGGATACTACGTAGAGGGATTTTTAATAAACGCATTCAGTGATATAATATGGGCTTGGTGGGCCTTTCTAAAGAAAGCAAATTACTTAATTTGTTTACAGATGTTACTATTTGTACTTATGATAAATGGAGTGTATAACAACCTATGAAAAACAAAAAATTTAAAAAGTATCCTTTAGTATTAATTGAATGGTATGACCACTCAGGAGATGCGGGGTGGATCGAATTAAAGGAACTTGAAAAACAACCTATACTAGCTAAGACTGTTGGGTGGTTAATCAAAGAAGACGATATAAGATATCACGTAATGAATACACTTACTAATGATGATGGGCATGGTGGTAATTCAGAAATACTTAAGGGGACTGTAGTCAGAACTAAGATTTTAAGAAAATTATTCTAAGAGTTTATATACCTAAGTATTCATCTATAAAGCGTTTATATGGGATGTCTTTTTTTAGATATTCACCAGTAAGAATATCTGTAGTAACTTCGTCAACCTCTGTTTCTATTTTCTTAAGATCTGCTTCTACTTTTTCTAGATCTTTAATTATTCTATTTCTGGGAAATATATTTTCTGTTTGAGTAAGTTCCTCTTTTAATTTATACTCTTTACTTCTTAATTTAGTTTTTCTTAAACTAATATCTATCCAATTTTTCATTGCGTTTGGGTGCTCTGAGGGAGTTATTTTTCCTCTAGTCAAAAGTTTATGCATAACAAGTTCACGATTTGGCACACCAGTCGTATATATTTCATGTATCATTCCCCGAACATAATTCATAAATTCTATTTTTCTCTGGGCAGATTTTCCTTCTTGCCTTTTATGTTTAGTATAATGGGGGGAAGTTTTAGTACCTGGAGATGTTTTAGAATATTCTAATCGTTCTTTATAAAATGCTTGTATTCCATCAAAGTCTTTACCATATTCCTTTTCTAAAGTATTGCCTTTACTCCATATTGGTTTATTTAAATCATTTGAAATCATTTCGCGAGTATTTTTATTGTAAATCATAGCCCCTGTACTAGGATCTAATTCATTTCTTCGTACACCAGGAAGTGATCCTTTGCTGATGTCCTCTTTAACTAAACTAAAATCTCTTTGCCTTTGTTCAGCTATTGCTTTATCTCTTTCTTCTATTCTTTGCATGCTTTTCTTTTTTCTTCCTAAAGGTCCTCCCTTTCCAACGTGAGGAATTGCTCCACCTTCACCAGACTTTGTTTCTACAAATTTTTTGGGTGAGGGGTTGTAGTGCATCTTTTTTACTTTATCAACGTGCCAAGGACCTTTAACAGTTTGACCCCCTAGTGTATACTGCAACTGAACAGGTATCTCTTTTATACCCAATCTTACTGCTTCTTGCACTCTATGATTGCCATTATGAATATATGCCCTACCATGATGATTTACTCTTACCATAATCGCTTCTGGATGCCATCCTGCTCTCTCAACGTTTTTATGTACTCTTGCCAGTTTGCTTGCTCCCCCACCTTCTCCGAAACCACGATGTTCTCCAACAACACCTTTAAGATCTTTAAGTTTTGAAACAGGTATCATAACAGGACCTTTAAACCACCCAGTTATCTCAGCATCTCCCGTATAATGAGTTATAACAGATTTACCTCGCTCTTTTCGATAATCTCTATCTTCTTTACGTACACTTTTAAGAACTTGTTTATCTACATTTCTTTGTTTCCTTAATAACCATTCATCATTGGGACCCAGATCTTCACGTAATACAGGCATTTTATTTCTAGGTAACGGTTGGGTAATACCAACTTCTGATACTAGAGGTTTAGGAAATTTCTCACGTACGTCTGCGTAACCGTGCTCAGCTTCATCATATACTTTCTGTTCTTTTTCATATACTGTTTTTCTAGCCTCTCTGCTTTGTGGAAAGATTGTTCCTGGTGTTTCTCGTTTTAATACTTCATCACGTAATTTTTGTTCTTTTTCAATATGCTTAGTTCTAGCTTTAGATTTTTTAGCTACTTTGATTGCTTTACCAGCTATGATTGGGGATATTTCAAAAGTAAATTGACCAGCGCCTTTTGTAAGTTCTCTTGGAATACCTGTTGCAGTTTCTAAATCAGTTGCCTTTCTATCTATCCACTTACCAGCTTTCTCAACATAAGGAGCTGCTGATTCTAACCATCCCCTGGCAGTTTCAGATCTTGGTTGATATGTATATTTATCTCGAAAGGCTTCAATCGCTTCTGTTCCTTGCTCAGCACCACGACCAATATTAAATAACCCTTTATATCCAGCAAAAGGTTCAGCAATAGCAGCAGTACCAATCATAGCACCTATTTCCCCAGCACCATATAATTTATTTACTAAACTTCTAGCATATGAACTTTTAGATTCAGGCATTTTTTACCAAGAACCGACTACAAATCCAATAACAAACCATCCAGCATACCAGATAATATTAGGAAGTGCTTCACAAAAATCAACTACATTATCTTTAATTATTATCCAACTTAGTTCATCAAATTTCATTTTATTACTCCTTTTATTTTCCAACCTTTTTAACACGTTCAAAACTTCTAGCACCAGCTAATCCAAGCATACCTAGTAATACAGGCATCATCGTACTTATATCAGCCTGCGGAACCATAATTCCAAATGGATCTGCTAATGGGCTAATTAAAAAGTTAACTGTAAATCCAGCTACACATACCCAAGCACACGCTGGTCGCCAACCCGCTTGAAACCAATTACCTTTGGCGTCTTCTTTGTTTACTTCTATTTGTGCTATAGCAATTTCGTGAGCTTGTCTCTCAGCTAAGGTTGCTATATCATATGCTAACTTCTGCTTAGTATCAGCATCGGGTATAAATTTATCCAGTAGTGAAGCTACTGGTCCTATAAGTGCTTGTAACATTTCTAATCCTCTATAATTAAATCAAACTCATCTACGTCTTGTAAGATGTACATAAACTCCGTAAACCCCCTTCCGCTAGCAAGTACTGCAGCCCTTCCGTTTAGTTTACCGAATTCTTCAGCAATAAGTACACATCCCTGTGTGTTACGTTCACTATTCCCTTTGTGAAACAATATATGTGTTCTTTCCGCTACGTCTAATATTTCGAATGTATTTCCAAACTTAGGAGACTTAACTCTCTTACAAGAGTAAGGTCCCGAAGGAATACAACTTATACCTTTTTTATTATCTTCCCAAGATGGCTCCAAGGTTACAGCAAATGGTGTATCTCCATTTATTAATACACCGAATGTAGCATCTTCATTTTCAACTACTCTCTTTAACTTTAGTTCCATACATAGCCTCTAGTTTCTTTTTTTCTAATTTATAATTCTTTTGTTTAAAATAAATACTTACAATCAATGAGCAAAAAGCTATGCCAATAGCAAACAAAGCTGAATAGTGATCAACATAAGCAGCAACGCAAGCCCACCCCGAACAACCATATGTTACAAAATCTATAGCTTTAACTACAGTTTCTGGATGTTTATAAATCATCTGACGTCTCTCCTACCACCAACGTTATCCATAAATGTATTGTTTTTAAGAAAATTTGTTAATATTTTAATAGCTTCTTCCCTTTGATCTTTATTAACATTTAATACTGGGGTCATTTTAACAAGTTCTCTAGCTAATGCCTTTGGGTTTCCTTTAATAATTCCTTGTGCTGTGGCTATATATAAAGCTTCACTTTTTGTAAATGCTGGACCCATAAATACTCCAAATGCACCTGTGTATGAATGAAATACAGAATCAAATATAAAATTTCCCATACCAAAAATACCAGCTCTTTCTACAGCTCTTATAACAACCTGTTCAAGAGGCGAAAGGTCTTTATATTTTTTCTTATATAGCGGATTGTTTTCTCTACCACCGTATCTTATAACATCTATTATTTCATTAGATGCCATAGCTGTTGCAAGTATTGCCGCCCCACTACCTACCGTATATAATCCAGCTCTTCCTCCTGATATTGGCATACCTTGATCGTGGAATCCTTTGTAAATTTCTGTTCCCCACTTAGCCATAACTTTATTACCAATCAAAGTTGGGAATGCTTTAAGATGTCTTAACCACATTAAATTAGGATTAGCATGCCATAAAGGTAATATAGCTGGATTAGGAGTTAGTACTGAATCTTCAGCAAACATGTGAGCACCACGCTTCATCTTCTCAAAAAATGGTCCTTCTAATTTAGCTCCACCTCTTGACCAAGCCATACCTTCAGCCATGTCTAATCCATAGTACTCCATCAATCGTTCCATGCGAACTTCTTCGCCTTTTGTTAGACCAGTTCTTTTACCAGCAGCTTTAGATTTAAAATAATCTTTAACCATAGAATCATAGACACCTACGGATACCTGATTTAACCACTTAGTCCAATAGTGAAGTAAATTCAAACGAAATACAGCATTACCAAAGAAACTAGTATCTCCTTGGAATAGAGCATTCATTCTTTCCATTACAGCAACATCACCAGATTTTCTTACTTGCTCAGCTATAATCATAGCCCTGGTTTTATCTGGTCTGCCCAGTAATTTAAAATCTTTATGTATAGATTTACCTACGGATAATACAGCTGTCTCTAATGCTGAAGGTAAATTTTTTGCATAAGCTTTAACTCCACCATTATATAGAGGTAACGCTGCTTCAGGAAGAGAAGCTACAGTAGCTAAAGGTAATAAAGCAGCATTTAAAAAAGCTGTATATCCCCTTTGAAATTTTACCCATCCTCGATGTCCACCCATTTTGTATACACCCTGCATGGCTTCAGCTATTCTTAATGCTCGTTCTACTCTAAATCCTTCTATATCAACTCCCTTAGCGTTTGCTTCTTTTACGCCATCAATAAGACCTTTATACAGTAACTCATTGTTCTCACCAAATCGTCTAGCCCACTCTACTCGAGAAACCATTTCTTCTAGATAAAATTGTGCTCCCTCATAAGCATCATTCTTCATATATTTTTCAAATACTTCTGAGGGTAGGTTCCTTAATACTCGTACATGGTCAACACCACTGGCTCTCTTAGCCATAGCTTTTATTTCTGCTAAACTTTCGGTACCAGTCATTCTTTTTATATCTGACATTACAGCATTAATGTTATTACTTGCTAAAGTTCTTCCTTCACCAATAATGTTAAGAGTAATTTCTTCAGCAAGTTGTGATGCATGAATTTTACCATGCTTGCCTTCCATATACTTACGTACTTTTGGATCTTCCAAGAAGTTAGTAAGGTCAGTTATAAATTGATCTTGATGTTTTTTTATGTATCTTTGATTCCAGGATTGTGGAAAATAGTTTGCAAGAGTTTCATGATCAGGAAATACTTTTTTAATATATTCATCTGACCTTCTAAATAGTTCCTGTAAATCTCTAACTACTTGTCCAAGTTTGCCCTTAGGCATTGGAGTTTGTCCTCTGACAGCTCTAATAATTTTTAAATTATCTGCAGCAGATATTTTCTTACCTAAATATCTAACTGTTTGTTGTATCCCAGGGAAGAATCCAGGTCTAACATCATGAAATATTTCGTTTAATCCTTTGAATCCATTGTGCTTCATATCGGCTGTCATGAATGTTCCAATCATATTGGCCTTTTCTGTCTGAAAAGAATCAGCACTTCTAGGACGACGAACAGCACCTCTTGTATCATATATAGCAAGATGTAAATCAGGAGCAACAATACTGTCGTACACTTTAGCAAATGTGGGGGAAACATTTCTCCATTCATTGAGTAGAGATATTGATTTATACATTGTTCCACCAAGAATTACTGAGAATAAAGATTGCTGTCTTGTAGACATTCCTTTATACTGTAACGCCTTTTCTCCGTGTGCATAAGTTAAGGTAGCGCTGTCCTTTGTTAAACCAGTTAATAATTCTCCATAGTTATCAGGACCTATTCTTCCACCAAATGCCTTTGCTTTTCCTCTCCAACCCCCTTCTCTTTCCCACATTCTCTGTGTTAAATCGTTAACGAGTTGTTCCCCAGGAGATTCTTTAATATCTTTTGGAGCCAACGCCTTTACTTCCTTTGCTCCTTTAGCAAGAGTTTTTTGTGCTTCCTGTTGAGCCTGCCTTTTATCAAATCTACCACTGGTCATTTCTTTAATAGATTCAGGCATAAGTTCAGGATCTTTAAGTATACTTTCTTTAAGATTAAGTTTTTTTGCAAACTCTGATTCAGGAACTATTCTATTTGTTCGGGCTTTTTCCATTAATTGAAGTACTTCGTACTCAGAGAAAAATCTTGTTCCCTTATTAACAATTCCTCTACTACTAATTCCATCGTAGGATAAGTATTGATCAAGTTCTTTATTTGCGTGTGCTTTTGCTCTAGCATCTCCAGCCCCAGGCTTAGTCTCTGAATATATCCTTTTACTTTCAGGTGAATATACAGCACTTTTACCCTCTTCAAGTATCTTAATAGCTTGTTGCTGAGTAATTGATGAATCTAAAGTCTTACCAGTTCTTTTTCTTAAATCAATAAGTCTAGCCATATGTTGTATAGCTGCCCCTTTATCCCTTGCTTGCTGCATGGTCTCGGCATAACCAAACTTTTTCTTACCCCAACGTAGAGAATATCTTTCTTTTCCCTTAACTGGAACTTGGTAAGGGTCTCCTATTTTTTGTGGGGCGGGACGTTCAAAGTCATCTACATGCTGCGCAAATTTTCTTGCTATAAAAGAATCATTGTAGGGTTTTTTAGTTTTAGGATTAATCAATCCTTCGAAGGAAGATAAAAATACTCCAGCATCCATAGTTCTTTGTGCTGGAGATACTTCAGCAGATCCAGTAGTATCTTCTACTACTCCCTTATCCTGAAACTCTTCTCCTTCTCTTAGTTTTCTATCGAATTCTCTGTATGCATCCCTTGCTCCTTGATAAGAATATTTCTCATTCTTTGGAAGGGTTCTTGTATACTCAGCATTAAAGTCTTTAAAATTAATTGGATTTATAGATTTATCTTGGTAGGGGGCTCTTCCTAATGGCATTCCCATAACTTGTTTTTCAGGAATTTTATCGACTACAGATTTAGTTAATCTAGTCGCTCCTTTGATACCCAATATAGGAATTAAAAGGGATACAAGTTCTCCAGAAGTTCTTACTGCGGTAGCTAGTGCGGGATCATTTGTTTCTTCAAATACTTCATCAGCTTTGTTTTCAAAAAAACCAATTACTGGCGCCATGACCTTTTCATGAAACATATGTTGAAATCTTTGACCAGCCTTGGTTTGAGATTCGAAAGGTTTTATACCAAATATATCTGTCTCTGCAGCAGTTTCATGAAGTATTCTATTAAATTCTTCGGGGAATAAATCTAGTTCTCTTTCCAGAATAGATGCTGTTGCAGCTCTTACTGTAGCATATGGGGTAGCTAAACCAAAATGTAAACCAGTTTTTACGAAACCTTCTGCGGTACCTCCCATACTTTTTATAATATTTAATGGTGTAGCACCCTCTTCCACTCCTTCACCAGCCCAGAACGGGCCACGTTGTGATTGAGTAGGTTCTCCACCAGGTTCAGATATATTAAAGGTAAACCCACCTTGGTTTTCAGAAACCTGGGATTCTTCTTCTCCCGAGATTTGAAAAGTAAATGGCATTTTTATTGTCCTGGGGTAGTTGTTACCATGTTAGTAAAATTTTGATTTAAAATTTCATCTGCTATAGATTGTGCGCTGTCCCTAGCTTTTGCATATTGTTCAATCATTGCCTCTAATTTAGAAATATATTCAGCTTGGGTTGTACCCATTCTTTCAGCTGACTGTTTCGTAGGTATGTAGGTATTGTAACTCCAATCACCCAAACCAGAAGGATCATATCTTCCTTCGTGAGTTTGCACTGATTCTCTAACGTTTTGCATAGCCGCATCTGTTATTGCAGTTTGAGGCGTGTCTTTTAATCTAGGGTCAACCTTAGATTGATCTATAACTCCTGTTACATAATCTCTAATCAGTGTATTTCCATGTTCGTACCCTTTCTTATCAGTAACCTTTCCGTCATCGTCAACCATTAGAGCCTGAGGATAAGCACCCATAATTCTACGATCTACATCTTTTACAATTGCACTTAGTTCAGTAGGTGAGTATGTATCTGGTGCGCCAGTTGCTTCTGCTTTAATTCTTTCTCGTTCAGTTTGACTCTCTTGAATTAATTCCTGCTGCCAATAAGCTCCAGACTTTTGCGCCAATGATTTAAAACCCTCCATATGTTCTTGTAAACTTGGGAAATTAGCTATTGTTAAAGGATCATTTTGAAATTTTCCACCAGGAAGCATAGCAACCCTCATAATATTCACTGGCTGTCCATCAGGACCAGTAACCCCTTGTCCAGTTGCTTGATCGAAAGCTGGTCCTTGTTCAGCTATATTAAGTTCAACCATCTCCCCAATAAACTGTTCATAAGCAGCTTCTAACATGTTCTGCCCTTGTACAGTTGGATTGTTAAAATGCTCTTCAGCCATATTATATACAGGAGTAAATTTATTTAATATCATATCATTCTCTGCATATACTTTTTGTACGTTACCTTTTGCTTCCTTTACCTGCTGCTCTAATATCATATCCTCCGCTACACCTTTTGGTCCACCCCTAGATTCAGTATATGCCAATGCCGCCTCTATACTATTAATGTTATTTTTTCTTACTAAATCATTATAAGTTTCATCAGCTAGTAAGTTACTATAAATAAGTTTAGCGGTATCAAGATCTACCTTTCCTTTTGCCAATTTACCAGGAAGCGTGGCTTGGGCTTCAAAATCTTTAGTTCGTGTAAGATCTGCTTGCGCTCCATAGAGATCTGTTCTTGTTCTTGTTTCTCCCAAGTCAGCTAAATGTGTTGCTACTGTGTCCAATGCCATTTTATATCTCCTGTTATACCAAGCTGTCTAAACTAATATTAATTCCACCCGATCCTCTTGGTTTATTTCCCAAAAGACCCCCAACTACGCTAGTACCAAGCTCTCCCAAGGTAGTTTCTTTAGCTCGTAATTCACTGGCTTGCTGTTGTTGAAGCTGAGCTATTTGTGCAGTCATTGTATCAGCACCGCCCTGTATAGCTCTCCAATAATCCATTTCTCTAGCAATAAATTGATTTTCAAGATCCATTGTACCTCGTACTACTTCCTCAGCACCTTTTCCAGCTTCAGCTGGATTATGTCCTTGAGCAATCATTAATCTTGTTAACCTATCTTTTTCTCTCTCAAGAGCTGCAGTATAAGTTGCGGGTAATTTTCCTTCAGCCAAATCACCTATACGTCTCTTAGCCTCAGAAGCGTAGTGACCAGCAAATTGATCTTGATATTGTCCTAAGTTTTGTTGTAGTGCATCTATTTGCTGTTGTCTTATATCTCCTTCATATGCAGAGAATCCAGCTCCAACCATTTCTTCGATCTTGCCTCTGTCAAATCCTAGGAACTTACTTTGACCTCCTCCTATATTCTGAGATACAGTTCCTTGTCCACTTGGTCCACTTCCCCCTGTAATCTTTGACCAAAGTTCAGAGAGTCCCCCACCTCCTGGTTGGGTAAGAGGAGATGATACAGTACGTGATCCCATTGAGGCTGGTGATTGGCCCATCATGGATTGTATCCCTTTAACACCACTTAAGTTTTGACCAATCGACATTCCAGCACGCGGAATTAATCCTCCACTAGCAATTGTAGCTCCAGTTGTTCCTACTCCTGATGCTCCCATTACTAGACTACTCGGAGCATTTGAAATTCCACCAGAAGTACCACCACCAAATATTCCTGAACCACCAAGTCCAGTAGCAAATTTAGCTCCAGCATAACCAGTTATGCCTCCAATAATTGCTCCCTCCAGTCCCCCGCCAGAAACAATCCCACCAACAGCGCCTCCAGCAGCAGCTCCTGCTGCAACTGAGAATCCTAATGGTCCAGCAACAGCGGCACCTATAACTGGTAAAGCTATTGGTGCTACTTTCTTTATAAAGCTACCTTTTATATATAAAGGTGCAAAGGCAAACCCCATTACGTTTTTCCAATAATTAAAAATCATGATTTATTTTCCTGTTCTTTTAAATAATCTTCCAAATTATCATCTATAATTAATTTGTATATTTTGTCTGAGTAATCCATAACAAACTGCTTACCGTGAATAATCAAAGCAATATGTAACAATACTGCTCCTAGCTCATATCTTAACACATGAGATATATCTAATCTTTCTTTATTTTCTTCTAATTTTGCTGATGCTATAAAGGTCATACAAGCATGAGTAATAGCTGGTTGTATCATAGAAAAATGCTTAACATAAAAAGGGTTAAGTGGTAACTCAGCTAACAAAAACCACAAGATCTCATGAACATCTTCGTTCTTATTATCTTTATCTATTAAGTCATCCCAAAAGTGAGCTGTTTTAAACAATCCATCCCATAGATTTCTAGCATCTTCATGACTTCTAGGAATAACATCTTCTATTTTCATTTCCATCTTATGCTGTAAACCAATTAGTTGCATCCACTGCTATATACCTTCTGGAAGTTCCTTCACCAATTACATTAGAATCAGCTGCGTTTGCCGAACCACCATCTATAGCATCTCCAGTATTAGGCCATACCTTTACATCTTGACCTGCATCATCATTTATAATTAAAACTTCTAACCCAGCAGCTGCCGTTGGTAACTTAACTCCATCATTATCACTACCAACTGTTGTTACTCTATTTATATCTGCAGTTAAAGCTGTTGCTCCAGCTTGGGTTTGAGTAGTTCCAGCAGTTATAGAATTAGTTACTGACTTTGCAAAATTTCCACCAGCAGTAACTCCAGTATGTTGTGCTGCTGTTAAATGATATCTTTCTCCGCTAGTTCCACCTTGATTATTTTGTGTATCATTATGATTACGAGTAAGTATTGATGTAATATTAGAATTAGTAAAATTTAATCCATTATAATAACCAACACCTCCAGCAGCAGTTCCTCCTAACTGACTACTTAATCTTTCAAAGTATCTCTTCCATAAAGGAGAGGTAAGAGGTGTATGTAATGGAGGAGGTCCTAATGCCATTAATTATCACCTTCACCATACTTACCCAAATATAATCCCATCTCAAACGCTTCTAATCTCAGAGGAGTATTTGCAGTATGTCTTAATCTAAACGCTCTTCTATGAAACCTTCCTAAAGATACTAATCTTGGAAAGGTATCTTGCATATCTACAGTTCTAGATGTTCCATAATTATTATAATCATCATCTGACCAATTTACAGTTATTGGAGAAGACGATCCCTCTATATCTCCAATAATTCCAAGACGATATAAAAATTTAGGTCTTGTCGTTGAAAAATCAAATTTGTTAGTTAATATTTCTACTTTAATATCATTTGTTGAGTCTTGGTTAATATCAAGATCCATTCTATATACTTTTCCATTATCTTCATCTAAAATAAAATGCTGGTCATCATGATTACAATAATCAATACCAGTAAAATAAGTTTCGGTACTTCCATCAAAAGATGACCACTCAGACCAAGTTCCATCTCTTAAATCACACACTAAAGTTTTAGCTGTATTTTTAAGAGTTAATACATAAAATTGATGTCCACCTACTCGCAATCCATATGCGTAAGAATCAGCTATTCCACTACCACCACCATTAGCTTCCTCATCAATTAATCGTTCTATTGGTTTTGTACTTAATGTTTTTAAATCATTACCTTCAAACATCATAATAGATTTACCACCTGAACGACCTTGAGCCATCCATACTATTGTGTTTTCTCCTGACCAAACTGTTTTTCCGTTTGCACATCCATATCGTATAGCAATACCTTCTACTGGATCCAGGGTAGAACCTGATGCATTACCAGCATTAAAGAAAAATTCTGTTGACCATTCATTAAACGCCACAATATAATTTAAATGCCTAGCTAAAGCAATTCCTTGATCAGGTTCTAATTGACAAGTAAGTTTATGTGTTGCTGTCCAATCTGATGGATCATTTACAGCAGTATGAAATATTTCACCAGTAGATCCTTTCATAACAAATATAAATCCATCTAAATTAACTATACCAGGAACTAATCCAGTTGGTATATCAGCATCAGTCATTTTTGTCATTGTACCATCTGCAGCAACTGTCCATATTTTATCAGTTACTCTAAATACTAACCTCGGAGTACCACCTCTAATCTCAGTTACATCTACTCTACCCGTAGCATCATCTAATGTACCACTTAATGCTGAACCATCTTTGTATATTTTATTTCCAACAACAGCGTAAATGGCATCCCCATCTGTCCAAGAATATAAACCCCTACCAGCAGCTGTGGCTGTAGTTTGAGCATCTGAAAATCCTGGTCGTTTAACTATATATGTTAAAGGAGTATCTGCTCCAGCAGGAGTTGCAATTTGTTCAGGATAACAGTTTTTAAACCATTGGTCCTCTGATGTGCTAAATTGTCTTTGATTAGGCAGCGCATACAGGGGAACCCTTAATACATCCATTGGCATAGCAGTTATCTCCTATATGTTCCCTGCCTGTCAGCTGGAAGTAAAAATAATGATTGTTTTTCTGTTGACCAATCATCACATTGTGATTTTAATGATGAAGATATTTGAAGTAACTCAGCTAATCTAGTATCACTCACACCATATTTAGGACCTATAAAAACTGCCAATCCCCAACATAATGGTAAATACCACTCTTGGGGAAAGTCAGGTTCACTTTCATTAGTTACACCATCAAAATCCTCGTACGCTCTTGTAACATATAAATGTATTCTATCGTTTGTATATGAATCATCAGGAACAGGCCAAACATTCATATTAGCTGTAGTTACTTGTGGATCAAAATATAATTGATTTATTCTACCGCTTTCGGTCTTCTTACTTAAATCAACATACTCTTGCCTTGATATTACATTAATAGGTATGTCAGTATCTTCAGTAGTACGAATCCAAGCATTGTTAACATTTAAAATCTTTTGAGTAAATGCATTTGTAAATGTATATACCCTGTCATTATCAGATGCATCGTCATCTATTGCATCAGCAATAGTTAATGTTGTACTAGAACCTACAACTGTGAT